GTTGTTTGCCTAGCAAGAGAACATCCAAAAAAGTCTTCAACAATTAAAGAGTATGTCCCCCCCGTTAATCCCGTTACGGTAATCTCTTGTGGATTGCTTGGTATGTTGTTGCTCCAGGTAAAATCAAATGGTCCGGTGCCTTGGGTGATAAATGCTGTGATTGTTCCCTGGCTTCCACTTCCACATGATGTCGAGTATAAAGAGAAATCAACCGCTGGTGTTGAGGTGATGGAAAATGGTGTGGAGATGGTACAACCATCGGCATCAATTACCGATAAGAGATGTTGACCAACGCTTACATTTGAGAATGTTACGGCAGTTAAGTTTGTGTCGGCAATATTATTTGTTCCGTCAATTGAATAAGTAACTGGAAGGGTAGCCTCCGCACTGACCGTTACTCTTAATATTCCACCAGTGTTCCCACAAGTGGTGCCTGTTGTCTGCAGAGTTGTTGTGAACTTATCCTCAGATATTAAAGTGATTTCTGTCGAATAAGAACATCCAGTTGTGTCTTGAACGAATACTGAATAAGTTCCCGTTGCAAGATTTGGGAACACCTCGGTTGTTTGGTTGCTAGTTACCGTATCTGAGTCCCCATTTGGGTCAACGATTGTATAGATGTAAGGAGATATCCCCCCAATTACCTGAACTGTTATTGTACCATCGTTGGCAGAACATTGTGAGTTTGTTGAACTTACATTAACCGAGGATATTCCACCTGGACTAGTAATTGATGTGGTAACATTAATATTACAAAGCGCAGCATCGGTTACTTGGAAAGAATAGTTTCCACTACTTAATCCCGATAGTGTTAGAGTCTGAGCATACGAAATCTCAACGTATCCTGTACTGGCTGAATAATAATAAGGAGCTGTTCCCCCCGTTATGGTGATAGTGACACTTCCATCCGCCTCAAAGCAAGTGGGGGGAACAGAGGTAAATGCCCCCAAACCAATCGGAGGAATGTTCGTAACATTCGCATTCTGCGATAACTGACATCCAAAAAAATCTGTAACTTGTACAGAGTATACCCCAGCAGTCAGTCCTGTAATGCTACTTGTGGTTTGTCCATCACTCCACAAATATGTGAAGGGGGGTGTCCCGGTGACCCCCGTTACAAAAATCTTCCCTCTTGGGTTTCCATCACATGATGCATTAGGGACAACATACAATCCATAAGAAAGGGGGGCAGACTGTTGAACAATAAAGTTTTGGCTATTTCCCGTTGCGCCCCCACCATCAAAAGCATAAAGGTAGTAAGTGTTTGCAGATAAGTTGTTGAATACAACTTGACCTGTGTTTGTTGTTGCGGATGTAACATAAGCATCAGCTCCGGTGTAAAGATAATAGTTTACCGACGAAAAAACCGATGATGATGTTCCCGTTACCGAACCATTATCAGACCCGCAAGTTGTGGAATTAACATTTTGAACATTAACACACAAACAATCCGAGACTGTGATGTTTATAAAGAACTGGGCATTTACCGGGAGTCCCGAGTCGTTGGCTCTAACAAAATAAGTTCCCGCAGGTAAATTGGTTTTATAAGCACCAAGTCCAAGTTCAGGATTGTACCAGTCAAAAGTATAAGGAGGAATTCCTCCTGTTGGTACAATCTCCACCGCACCAAACCCAGTTTGACAAGCTCCTGTTACCAGAAGGTCATAACTAAAAACTATACCATTACCAAATTCTTCCGCCATCTTATGCCACCACTAATTCTTCTTCTAACTGAAATTGTACCGTTTCAGGACAATCAAGTGTTATGTTTATTCCAACACTTAGTGATACCTCCTCAAGTGAGTTCTGGTCAACACAAGTCAAATTGGTGATTGTAAGGAAACTACCATTCAAAGTATAAGTGTAACCGTATTGATATAAATTGTCGAGATTATCAATTAGGGTTTGTCTCCAAAGAAATGCTGTTGGCACATCATTGATTCCCTGACCCTGATAAAACAATACATCTATGATTGTTAGGTTACCAATTGTTAAATTTAAATACCACTCAGATACAATAGAGTTAGGATTATACAACCCCTGGTTTGAACCAACCGATATTAGATAGTTATTAACTCTATTGGTAAGAATTCCTTGAAAGTCTGTTGCTGTTAAGTTTCCATTTAGCCAAGGATAAATAAAGAAGTCAACATATTCAGTGTTACAATCGTAGTCAAACACATTTGATATAATGAAACATGGCTGAGCTTCAACAGGGATAAGTTGACACCCTCTTTGACGGCGGTAGACAAACTTTTGTTTTTGAAAGATTGAGTTTTCTAATCTTACACCCGTATTCCAAAGAGTTGTCGCTGGAATCATTTGTTCGATGAGCTTCATCCAATATGGCCCGATAGCATCAACATATTCTATAAGTTTTTGGTAGGTGTATTTGTTATTCGGAAGACCAACGGTTTGTTCCGACTGAATGTATTTCCAAAAAACAGATTGTAAAGTTGGATAACCACCCGTCTTTCCATCAGTAATGAACATTCTATTTCTGGTGTTAATCATGTTTTGCCAGAATGTTTGGTAAAACTCAAAGAATGTTTTCTTCTGTGGCTCAGGGTCAATGAAGGTATCATCAATACCCCCTGGACTGGGGAAGTTGGCAGTAAATCCAGATTCTGGAATCGGGTAGTTGTATAATCTTGATTGCTCCCAAACATCATAAGCCAGTCCTTGACCGACATTTAGGAATATGTCAATATTTTTTACATTCAAAACAAGCTTTTCGTCGTCTGTAAAATAATACGCTTCAAACCCAGATTGAGTATCCACTCTTAATCGATTGTCTGTTGCTACCCAAGACTTTTTATTATCGGGAACGCGTTGAAGTTTGAAGCCTTCTTGAATGTAAGGAAACTGATTGAATCTCTCTAGGTAAATCCCGCCATAAGTAAAAGGCTGCAGCTGAGTTTGAACATCAACATTTTGTCCGGTGAATACATCCCCCGTTATTATAACCTCGTTTGGACTTCTATGGTCTGGAGTCGATTCATACCAACCAGCCCCCTCTTGAAAGAATACACCATTTGTCCCTGTAGGATTCGGAGATTGAGGAAATCCTAAATTATCCACAGGGTAATCATTACGACGAATGTTTACCGCTTCAAAAGTTGTTTGTGTGGTATAAGCCGTGAAAACCTCGCCTCTTATGGAAAAAGTGTTTCCTGGTGATAAAGCAGGTATTTCATTAACATAAGTTCCACCCGATAACTGAGCAAACTGGGTATCGAACTTTGACATGTTAATACGCTGGTCAGCTAGGTAAATGTTTTCGTTAAACTCAATCAGAGCATCCGGGGCACCTATTAATCTCAAAAGAAACTCTACAGACCTTCTTGTCCCTTTTGATTTGAAAAGATACGCGGAGTTCAATATCAAGTTACGGTAGAATTGATAATTTAGCTCTGTTGGGGTCTGAGACCTAGCATAACCAGGATATTCTATTGCACTTGTGGTACTAAATACACTTGATAAAAAGTCCTCATTAGTAATTGGCGAAAAGTTGTTACTCCAACCAAGGGTTTGTGATAAATTAAACAACAACTGAGATGGAATATCATTTTGCGGGACATAATGAACGGAATTCATATTTGCCAAAGCATCAATATATTGTTTAATCTGGTCAAAACTTCTACCATAAATCTGAAGGATTTTTTCAACCTTATGGTCCATGGTATCAAATTCCTTAATAGAGGCAGTAACTAAAAATCTTGAAATAAGATTCGTTTTGTAGGTATCTAGGTCTTCGGCTATGTCTGCAAGTTTTCCGAGATATTCATCGAATCTAAACGAAGAGATGTCTAAGTTCCAATCCCCGTCTTTAGGGAATGTTACTTGAACATAAGATGTGTAGAATTGACCTGCTTGGTTTTGTGCCGGAACTTGGAAGTTTGCGGTATATTCTGGCTGAATCAAACGGTTCATTAAGAACTGCTCAACCTCATCGAAGTTTTCCTGAAAAACTTTATCAACAATATAATTGCTTGGTCTAATTAAAAAGTCTTCAGTTGTGCTGCTGACTGAAGTTCCAAATGGTGCACCCGAGACAGAAAAAACTAAATTACCTGAGGTCTGACTAACCGATGGTTCAAAATCAACAATAGGGTATGTCTGACCGTTATAATCTAAAACATAGTTAAGGTAACTTCTAGTTAAGTTTCTATATTGTGAAGTTTCAATTTCCCTAACCATCATAGCTGTTGTAGCGCTCTGGGAAAATTCTATCAAGAATGGATTGTAAGCACTACCAACTGGAACTGTAAAAATTGTTTCCTCCTCAATTGCGTTATAAGTGATTCCTGTTGCAGTTTGTCCGGTGGTAAAATCAATCATTACCCTTCTTACATCGATAGCGGCAGGGAAAAAATTAATAATGTGGGTCACCGAAACGCTCAACCTTTTGGCCAGGGAGCCATATAAAGAAAAGTTAAGAACTTGTGATACATCATAATTGGGATATACTCTAAACTGGGTCTGCAGAATTCTTCTACTTTCCTCCAAAGAATTGACATCCAAATCTTCAAGAGAAATTGGATTAGAAAAGGTCCCAATTGAAAAGGTCCTGTTAACCTTTTCAGTAACTGAGGTTGTAAAATCAAAAACAGCAGAAGTTAGGCCACCACCTTCAACGACTTGAAATCCAACAATGTCGTCAAAAGTTCCAGCACCATTTCCCGGGGTAGGTGGGTAAAAAAACTTCGTACTATTGACCGCCATTAACTAACTATTGTTGTGAAGTTTTTAGTAAAATCAATATTAGCACCTCTGTCCTGACGAACCTCATATAGAAGAGCGTTGAACTGGTCACGAATTTCAAACAAGTTGTATTGTTTGTAGATGTTATTATCACTGTCGTAGATAGTGTAAATTCCATCATCAATGCTCTTGGTCTGATTTCCGTAAAGGGCAATAGCTAGTGAAGAGATATCGTATTCTACCATATCAACCTCAATTGTCACTGGGTTGAAGTATGTGTTTGACATTATAATATTCTGTCCTGGCTGACCGATAAATGGAGTTGCGTTTGGCTTGTTTGTTGGAGAAGATGAAGGTGACAGGGTACAGAACATAAGGTTGGTGACTCCATCAACGTAACGATACCTGATTGCTTTTTGTGTTGTGTTTACCTGGTTAACAACAACTGGTTCACAATAGAAATTTGATGTTACAATTCTAAAAAAGTTGGGTATTTTTGAACCATCCGGATTTAAGTATTCCACTCTAAACCCAATCAAACCTTGTGGGGCAAACTTATTCCTAAACTGAGTTGGCACGTTGTTAAGGTCAATAATAATTCCTTTTACATTCGGCAGAGCTGAAAGCACACCGCAATCGGTGATTGATGTCCTTATTTGTGCAGGACGAAGCATCATGGTGTAAATGCCCACCTGGTTAAATACGTCAGCAGGAAGCGTTAGATTGTACAATCCACCCAGCACTTCAACGTTTGCGTTTCCACCCGTTGCGGCATTGTTAAAATAGGGTCTCAATACACTTGGAGAATCCAATGTTGTTAAGACAAAGTTCTCCGTCTCGTCTCTCGAGGGAGTATAATTTAAAATGATTTCAACATCTTCAGGAGATACATCCGAAGGTCGTATAGTTCCATATGTCCCGATTGCCACGCTTAACTTGTTTTTTTATAAATAGTTTATCCCTTATTTTCTATGGTATAATAACCATAACCATAGTTTATTAATCCCGAAAGGGTAGACACCTCACCTAATCTTTGAATCTGTTGGTACACGCTGTTTTTACCCCTTTCAACAAATACATCCGTCACAATTTGTGGTTGGTCCTGAATTTTAAGCAACAACTCATCTTTTGTTATAGGCACAGCTGTTAACATATCACTGGTAAATCCACTGCTATTTTGGAAGTAGATACTTGTGCCATCTGAATAATCATAATAATCGGTATCCTGAATGGTATATGCAGTAAACACCAAATTCATATCTGTAATTACGCCATAAGGTAAACCACCAACAAAAACTGGAACACCAACTTGATAAGGCACTGGTCCATACAAAACTAACTCAGTAATCCTAGAGGATGTATTGCCTGAAACAACAAATGGGACTTGTGTATATCCGGAAGACACCTCACTCTCAACGGTATTCACCGCATCGCCGGAAAATATGTAATCATAACTTACTGGAGTGTTTGCCCAACTACCTCCCAATGGGGTAAAGAAAGCCCTACCCAAAGGATTATAAATTACCGCATTAGTGAATGGCACAGTAATTTTCTTAGACACATCATTAACCCCAAACGGAGTTGTCTGCCTCATAGTAATTGTATAACCAGAGGGTGTCGTTGGATAGTTGTGGGAAAGAGTATCTCCGGTAAAAATCTCATTAGGAGTATTGTCCCCCCAGTTAATAGTATAGCTGGCTAAGGCAAGATAAGTGGCTGCTTTATCAGAGGAATTAAATACGCTGTAAACGTATGGCGATTGAGTTGATGCTGTGAATATAAAATTTGTAACCACATCCTTTTGTTCTGCAGCACCATCAAAGGGGGAATAATAACCCAAATCAATTGCTGTTTCTGTAAGCATAATACAAACACTTAAACCCGTTAAAATAGAATCACCATTTGTCCCCCCACTTAACACCTGGGTCATGGACGAGTAAACACCAATGGTTTCTCCGCTGATATCCACAAAAGACAAATCAGAGCTAACGTTTCCAGGTCCTACAACAAATCTATAATCAGCCATTTGGTCCTACATATTCATACCATTTTATGGGTGTTGTTGTACCCACCCTTTCAAAAGTTCCCATGTCAAAAACAACATATTTTTCACTCGGGTAATCGAACTTGTATAAATAATAAAAGTTAAACAGGTTGTTCACCGTGAAGGTGTTGATATTTTGCAAACTCTGCGGTCTATTGACCATTCTTGTAAACTCATTTGTTTTGGCATTGTAAAATTTACAACTGACGTAAAACTGGTCGACGTTAATATATTCTCTACTCTGGAGCCAGTAAAGGAAAAAACCATCAGTATCACCCACAAAATCCAAAGAAAAAACGGGCTTATTAATCAGAACATTTTGTCCTTGCATAACAACAGGCATTTGCTCACCTTGAGTAGTTGGAATAATGACAGTTAAGTAATTCTGTTGACCAGCTTGAGATGGTGAGTCGTAAAAATCTAACTTAAAAAAACTATTGGTAAATCTTCGAGTATAGTAATAAATCTCGTCGTAAGAAAATCCTTCCGCATTGTAGTCAGTTATCCAGTTTGCCGTTGAAGACGAGCCATTCAAAGTTCCTCCAGAGAAAAAATAAAACTCGTAGTTGATATTTGTTCTTAGAGTTGGTGTTGGTTGGATTACATTTGTAATGGGGGGTGTAAAGGTGTAGGCAGAGTGAGAAAATCTTGTGGTTTCAAAGTCTATACCAAGCCCAGCAATATCTTGGTTAATTTGAGCTTCTAATTTATCAACCTCGTTTTCAGTATTGAGTAGTTCCCAGTCAAGCATGACGGGTATCTGCAGAACTTTGTCTGTATTATTAACACCTAATTTTACTTGAACCTTATTCACAATCATCAACTATTGGTTGAACAGCAATATCAAATCCACCCAAGACCTCTTGATAATTACTTCCTTCAGGAATTAATCTAAAGATTTGGTTAGAAAAAGAATAGTGCGCTCTGTTTAAATATGGGAAATTAGTACCCCTGTCAAGCTCGTCAAACTCACCATATAGATATGGTTCTCTCCAACGGAATTGTTGGTCTTGTTCTGAAAAGTATGCATAAGTGGGTATATTCTCAACTTGATTGGCTTGCGAGGTTTCTATGTAATCAGAAAATACTCGTAACACCATAGGGTTATGTGGCAAATAATAATACCCATCTGGATTTGGTGTTGGTGTTATTTCAGTAGTGAAAACTTCCTGATTGTACTGAATTTTTTGCACGTATCTTGAAATCACAAGTTCAAACTGGGAGTAATCATTCCATTCACAGAAATCCCCGTCGATTAAAGTACCGGGTTCTAAAACTCTGTTATAATAAAAAGTTTCTGTCGTTCCATTAGTTTGCGTGTAAGAATCGACCGGAATATTAGTATATGAATATTGATTTGAATCTGACCACCAAGTGTCATTATCATTTGTAATATTAAAAACCCACCCTTGTTTTAAACCAAACCCGTTATTTGACCTATTGAAATAACCACTATAACCTTTATTCACAATAGACAAAAACACCTCACCAACAGGTCGGTTATGATTGTCAGTAATCCCACTTAAAATTAAATCTTTTGCAAGAGTAACGTTATAGGTCAATGAGGTTGTTTTTTGAGAAATTCTTGTAATATCGTTTGGGGTAATTGAACTATATTCTAATTTTTTTTGGTTGGAGAAGGCATTTAATTCAAATCCTGTTTTAGTAACAATAATGTCTTTTTCGTTGTAAACAATTCTGTTTTTTCTCACATAATACTTTGAACGTGTTTCTAAAAGATTGTTTGGGTCTAAAACTCTTTTAAATGTACCTGGTACACCATCACTGAATGTATTGCCCGTGTATCCAATATCTTGGATGTTAAATATAAAATTTGAACTATCGTAGTTAGAATCCCCGAATGAAAATATTTCGAAAACATTTTCTTGGTCGTAAGAAAAAGATAATTCCACAAAATTACCATCAGTAAGATTGTGTGGCATTAAACACTGAAATGAAATTATGTTAGCACCTCCTTGTATGGACTTAAACATAATAAATGGTATTCCATCGCCGGAAGTCCAATTAACAGTTGTATTTTGGTATGTAGCCTCCATCGGCACTGTGTAATCGTTTTCAGCAGGATATGTCAAATAATATGTCCAGTTGTAGGTATAAGCACTTGAAGGTTGGTAATCAAAATGTTCATCATTAATTCTTGGCCTAAAAAAATCAAACTCGTAATATTGCGGAAACCCCTTCCAAATACCACTAAGCTTGGATTGGATAGGGTCCACATAATACAAATTATTTTTAAAAGGGTTGTATCCTGTAGTCCCAGTTAAGGTATTATCATACAGGTATTGAATTTTAAAAGTTGGTCTAAATCTAGATGATGCTTGTCTTTCGTCTTGATAAAGTTGAGCTAGAGAAAGAGAATTATTTCTTACATATTGTGTTAATTCTTTCTGCGTTTGATTTAAATCAATCGTAACTTGTTGGTCTACAATAGGAGCAGACTTAAAGGATAAACTCGAAGGTATTATTTCAAATCTATTATTCATCTGCTAAATATTTTGATTTAAACCTATCCAAGGATGTTGAGCCTTTTATAAGTCCGAAGTAGAAATGGTTTGGCGCACCTACGGCAAAAACATCAGGGTAGTTACCTGCAGTGGTCGAGTAATTACCATTAGCATCTACGTTAAAAATATACCCTCTCGCATCGATATCGTTTAACTGAGAATTAGAACCAAGAAAATATGATGGCTGGGATGGATTAGTTCGGTCTTGAGCTTGATAATTTTTACTGAAAATATCCGAATTATCAGTAGCCCAGTCATTGCTTTGGGTGCCAAAAATACCAACCTCATTCCCCAAATTCAACACTTGATTTAAAGTAGACCACAATTGAGCAACATCATCTCTTCTCCAACGATAAAAAGGTACTCTTTGAGATTTTAAATCGTAATAATATGGAAATGCGTTTGATGAGGGTGTTGGTCTGAAATTAATTCTTCCTGGGGACAAGAAGTCTTTATACTGCAAGTCTTCAGTAGTAGAGGAAAAGAAAACCCCCATAACAGAAAAACCATTTGGATTTCTAGAGATATAAATCGGATTGTTTGGGTCATTTGGGTCATCTTGATAACTTTGTGAACTAAATTTAATTACACCGAACTCTGAATTGATTGAGAGCAGCTGAGTAATATCACCATCAAGTCTAAGAATTGGTCTTGAGAACAAAGTATTTATTACTGCATTAGTTCCTACAACTCCGCTAATCAGCACCAAAAATTGTAAATATTTTGCATTTGTCATTCTTGTAATTACAAATAAGTTCAATAAATCACTTGTGTCACCATAACTCGATGGTGTTAGAACATCCATTACAAATCCGTCGTCAGATGGATTTAAAGTAATCTCTTTGAAAATAGCAGTTTTGGGACCAAGGTTCATGATGGTTGCTGGAGTTTTTAAACTATAATCGTTTAATGAACCAGTAAGTGGATTATTTAATTTTCCGATAAAACTATCGGTTGTTGGACTATAGGGACTGCTTCTGTAATAAAAATTATTACTGTCTTCATTATAATAAATAAGGTCTTTACAGAATACTCTTCTGGAAATTTGATTATTAGAACCATAAAGTGTTCTTACCGCAAACGGGAACGTATACAAACTTCCGTTTACCCAGTTATTTGTAAATGTTTGGGAAACTACACCTTGACACAAAGCATAAAAAAATCTATATCTTAATCCCCACTCTGTAAACGCTAACAAATCTTTTGGTAGCCCTATTAATAATCTTTTAGCAAAAACAAAACAACCACGTTCAATTCTATCTTCTTCAGCACAGTTTGTATCCACAACCAAGGTGTTATCAACGTTTGAATAACAATCCAAACTAACCATGTTTTCACATGAGAACGTTTCTGTAACATTTAGTGCGTTTGGTAAATCTTCAATGTCATTACCTACAATACTTGCACCAGAACCATAAGCACTTGTTACAATGCTTTGCCCACCAGTATCCAAAAGGTACATAGTAAAACCACGGTTCATCTGCAAAACCGGAACAACCGAATCCCATGCATACCCATCTAAGAAATCGGAAGACGGAAGTCTGTCCGTTCTCATTACATTGCGAGACTTGTTAGAAATATTAAGTTTGGTGTTTGGTGCATCAACCGTTGGAAGAAGAGAAAAACTATAATAAACACTACTGCAATTATTTGGATTGTCTGGCGGATTGAGGTTGCTATCGACATCTAATAATGTCCAATAAAAATCTGCACCGGATAAATCTTCAGTAGCATCATATTTTGCTGGGTTCGGCGTTGCGCTAAAAGAATTATTTGAGGGTTTACTAACAACAATTTCAACCGATGAATTCGTTGGGGTGTTTAAATAGTTTGAAACCCAACCCATTTGGCCGGTTGTAATTAATGGTGTATTAAGAGGACCAACAGATGGGTTATTATAAATTGCATAGTTTCTATTTCCATCGATAGCACTATAATACCCAACATTGCTTGTTGTAAAAGCAGTAAAGTCATTAGTTGCTTCAAAGAAATATGATGGGTAAAAAATATTACTTTGTGAATTGTGATTCTGAACTGAAATACCCCCTGATGGTAAAGATTGAATTGGTATATTCAATCTAGTTTGGGCCGTAAATGTTAAAGTATTTTCACTACCTAAACCAAATAGATTTCCAATACCATATCGGTTAACATACAATGGTGAATATGGGTCAACCCCTCTTTGAAGTATTAAGACATATTGGTCTTCAAAACCATTAAAGAAATCTCGCGTTTTGACGTTCAAAGCGGTTTGTGAAACCCAGTTACCAAAATCTCTACGTGACCATTCGATTGTAGTTGAAGAATCTAAAATCCCCATAAAACCACTATTACTAATAGCAAACGCATCACTTACAGTAATTGCCGTAAGAACCTGGTAGTATTCCAAGTCAGCAGGGAACTTGTAATTGTCTATGGTAGAGCCGGTATTAAGGAAGTAGTTTTGTGTTGCATTGGCTGTCTGACTTGTAGCATAAGTTACAGACAAAGGTCCACCATTAGGTAGAAGGGTTGTTCCGCTTATACCTAAAAATCCTGTGTTACCAGTGTATAGAAAGTTTTTGTCTTCTGTCTTGTCTATTCCAACCATTGTCAACAATGTACCAGCAGCTAAAGGTGACTGGGTCAAAATTGTTAAAGTATTGTCAAAGTGTTGGATTGTAGCATTATTAGGATTGTCAAAACTCACACTTATTTTATTCACCCCATCAAAGTATTTTTTTCTAGTATTGAATACGTTAATTCTTTGAGCCATTGGGATATCACTAGAAATCGCAAAAACTTTTTTAGGAGTTCCAAAAGTATTCAAAGTGTCGGGTAGTCTTGACACTTGAGATTCTGTTGAATTATATTGAGCGAGTTTTTTTAAATCCGCAGTCCTAGTACCTATTGCTTCAGAAAAGATTAAAGACAACACGGAAACGTTTGCATCACTAATTCCACCATCATCATCATTCTTTTCAGGGGGAAGACCAGGATAATCCTCAAATGCTTCAAAGTACAAACCACTCTGAGTTAGAGGGCTTAATAACGAAGATGGTGTTGAGTCCCCAGCCCCGTCTAAACTTGGAGTCTGGCACTCGCAGTTTTGACACTCCGGATAGGTTATCATAGGAAGTCTCAAAGGACCAAACCTCAAAAACTGAACAAACCTCTGTAGCAAATTACTCAGGGTTTGTCCCCCAAGTAAAAGAGCAGTGCCAGCAATAATCAAAGGAATACCAGCGCCACCAAAAATAGCTAGAGCCCCACCGATAACAATGAGAGCATACGCAACAATATTTTGGAATCTTACAACAAATTGAATAAGAGGTACAATGAATGTGTTAATGACAAATCCTAAAACATGGTAATTAATCAAAATTATAGGAAATATTAATTGAATAAATTGCATCAATATTGCAAACAAGAAAAATTGCGTACTGAAGTTTTTAACCCCATCGTTAACCGGAAACTTATTTACCGTTGTTTCACAATCACTATCCCCAATCTCCTTAATACCAATGAACCTTCCTCTGTTAATCCCCCTCTTATACTGGTCAATGAGACCGGCAGGAGTGTATACCTTATTGTACTCCAATTCATAAAACGTGTCTTCACAATTGATTGCTGCCTGCAACTTTTGATTGGATACCGTAGCAGACTCAGCATCAGTGTAACCCGTCCAGTCCAAACCAAAGTAATATGAACTGGCAAGCTCCCTACTTGTATTCAACGAGTTGTCATAGTTAGGGTCAATAACTGTTGTTCTCCACCCATATTCCCTAATATTTGGTAGTAGATAATAAGCTCTTTTGACTGGTTCCGTATCCGTTGGAGCTTGTTGCCACTTTACTTTAAAACGATATTTTCCCTTTGTTGGAATACCTACTCTAGGGTCCCTAGAAAAAATTCTTTGTCCTTCTTCGTTAGTTGTAATATAATCCATGTTCATGGGAACCTCTATTAACCAAGTTCCGTTATCATCAATTACATTACCAGAGTTTTCCAACCGGTATTCCTCAAGAATTGGCCTGCCCTGGTCGTCCTGAACAATGGTTTGTCTGACAGCTAACAACTGTCCTGGTCCGGTGGTTAAATCACAAAGATTACCCATGTTATCTTTAGGCTTACATCCTGCCGTTAGTAAGGATGGTGGATTGTTTCCAAATCCCAATGGTGCTGCAATTTTAAATTCGTCACCAGTTGAGTAAATTGAGCCCATAAAAACAGAGGTGGGTTGAATATCTACATTCGCCTCATCTCTTAAATCAAAATCAATACGACTTATTGATGATTGACATACAGTTGGTTCTCCCCAAAATGGAGCAACCTCGAAGACTTTTTCAATGTGAATAATTTGAGGTAAAGAATCTAAATCTGTAGAACTTCTAAATCTATCCCCCGCAACTTGTGCTTCCGTTGCTAAACCAATTCTTATTAAGTCTTGTGGTGTTAAGGAAAACTCCCCAATATCACTCAGGTCCAAGTCCATTACTATTGTCTGCTGACCAACTGGAACCCCGAGAATCATGAAATCACCACTCTCATTGGTCTTTACCGTAAACTTATAGTACTTGTCATAGATTTCAACTACGACAGGGTCTTTGAGAACATCTTCCCTAGAAGGAAAAGTTCCTGTGGCCGCATGGGTTGAATATGATTGTAGATAAGGTAATAAATTAAACCTATATCCGTCATCATTTTTATCATTTGGTTGGGTGTATGGATATAATTGAACAATCCTATCATTCAATGCATCAACATCTGATATTGGCACAAAAACCGATACTTTAGCGTTTGGTATTCCTAAGCCACCATTTGCAACAACTCTTCCAACTACAACACCATAATCCGCACAATCCCTGGGAAAAACATCATTTTGAAATATTTGTAAAGATAAAATTTCAAGAAACTCAAAATCCTGGTCTAATTGAAAGGATATATTCTTATCTATACCAACGTTTGTGTTTATTCTGAAGGATTGTCCCATCTATGGTTTTAATGATAAATATTTATGGTGTTTTTTTTCAAAAACACTTTTTCCTAATCAAAATATACCTGGAAGTAAAATTAAATAAAGATGTTAAGAGAAAGATACATTTTGTAGGTTCTTTACTCTAACAACAATATCTTTTTGGGGATATCTAACTTGGTAAACTTGGTCTGGCTCTGCAAAAATTGTATCATCAACCGGACGAATGATTTTTAACTCTGGGTCCGAATATGGCATTGATGTTTCTGCTCCAGAATATTGTCCCCCAACTTTATTACTAATCACAATGTCAGACACGGTAATTACACCTGTTTGATTCTGGACAATACTTCTAAGTTGTGATAGGTATACATTTTGCCCAAGTTCCCTTGATAGGGGGTCAAAATACAATGAAACATTATTTACGATTTCCGAGACAACTTGACCAGAATTTTGTGTAGCATCTAAAACCACTGAGATATCAACTCCAAGGTCAATAACATTTGCAGTAGTAACCTGAATGTAGTCATTAATCATTCGGTAGTTAGATAGATAATTAGCAACATTTTGTTTGAGGGTATTCGAAACAATATTTGTTAATTTACCTGAAGTGTCAAAAGATAATAAGTTAATTAAAATCTTGTTATTATTTTCCGTTATTGAAACTTTTGCTGGTGCTCCAAACTGACTTGGCATATTTCTCAAAAGAGATTCATAGTCATTAACAGTAACTGCTCTTTGTTGAGCTGAAAAGTTGAAACTAACATAATTTCTAACCTCTTCAGTTGTTGGTACATTTGAACCTCCTATTGCCGCTGTTGGGTTATTACATCTTAAAGAGTTAATAACCGATGAATTAATTGTTTGCGATGGACCATTCACAAAAAATGAAACAGTACCAATTTGATTGATAACATTAGTTCCTATGTTGGTTGCCAAACCACCACCAATTCTGTATTGAACAAATAAAGTGGAATTTGGAATTAATGTTGAACCTAACGAGAAGTTGTTACTTAGTGATTGGAAATTGATTGGTGTTCCTAAATTAGTGAAAGCATTCAATTGGTCTTGTGCAGAGGTAGTACCCCCTCCAAAAGTCATTTTGAGAAATCCCTCTGGTGTGAATTCAGTAATAAATCTGTTGTTAGTTTGAATATATCTTCCAACTTTGATACCAGGTTGGTCTGAAACTTTTGTTGGGTCTTCGATAAAAACCCTATCCTCAGCTAATGCACTTACTTCTAACAATCTATTATCTAAACCCAAAAATTCAGATGCTGTTGGTACATTTGTGTAATTGGTGCCAGATTTTAAAAGCACACTTGTAATTCCTAAAACATTTTTTTCAGGTAAAAATAATTCGTAGAAAGGTCTCACATCTGCAGGATTGATTACCCTTTTGAAAACTTTAGTAATTCCGTTTACAACTAGCTCTCGTTTGGTAATTGTGTAATTAATAAGATTACCATTAGCATCAAAATTTGGAATTTTTGTTCTATTTGGGAATCCAGAACTATTGTATGGCGATGCAAAATCAACGTCATTTTGGTTTTCAAAAGCAATTCCCGCTCCGAATACTTGAGACCCACGAGTCAAAATTCCCAAATATCTCTCGTCTTCCTTATCACCAAACGCAGGAACTGTTACAGAATAATCAACTAAAGCAACTGAAGGTCTTTGTCCTGGAATTTTCAACCCATAGGTTCTTGCAATGTTATAAATTGAAGAACGCTGTTGTGCATATTGCAAGACAGTTTCTTGTATACTCCTATCAATATTATAGTGAAGGTTGTCGGCAATAGCAGCATTTAAATCCAAAAAAACAGAAAATACTGAAGCATCGTTAAAATCCTGAATAAGTTCTGGATAATAAGTTCTTACATAATTCTGTAATTCTATTCTTATACTTTCGTAATCCCTTGCAGTATAGGAAATTCTGTTGTTAGCCATATATTGTTAAATATTCAATATGATGAAATCACTTTGGGCAAAAGTGTTATTATCTACTGCGTAATCGATTTTTACTTTTGCAGTGTATTCCGAGGTTCCTTTTCCAGGAACTCTAAATACATTATCTTTTGCTTGTCCAGGTATACTTTCACCACGAGCAAGTGGAACTTCTTCTAATGGGTCTGCCGGCTCGATTGTTATATTATTTATCAACAAGTTTGGCATAAATTGTTGAACCGAATCTCTTATGTCAGCCTCGATTGCATCAAATGTTAACCCATCAAAAGGTTCAAATAAAAATTCATATAACCTAGTCCCGAAAGTCGGTAGGTAATATCTAGAGCCTTTTTTTGTTAAAAGAAGGTGAATCAAATCACTTCGTATTTGTGCAAATTGTGTTTCCGTTAATAAAAGAAAATCCCCTTTAGTTGAATTTTCAAAAGGAAATGATAATCCATATGTTACGCCATCTGCCATATCAGATAAATATAGTCCTAAACTTTTTATAATAAAACAAAAAACCCAACACTGATGTGTCGGGTTTTTTATTTATTAAAAGGAAAAATAATCTTTATGCCTCACATGCCACGCAAGCTAAATCATTTAGTCCCAACTTCTTCCTCGCGAAAGCCTGAGCCGAGTTCATTGAATGTTGGTAATACAAAGTTTTAACTCCAAGTTGCCAAGCATCGACTAATAGTTTGTTCACATCCTTAGTAGGCATATCCGGAGATACCATCAAGTTTAAAGACTGTGCTTGGTCAATATAATCTTGTCTAACCGCTGCTTGGTTAACAATTGAAGATTGATTGACTTCCGCAAAAGTCCGAAAAACCTCTTTTTGGTCATCAGATAAAAACTCAAGATGTTGTACAGAACCATCATGTTTTTTGATACTATCCCAAGTTGTTTTATTATCTTTACCGATTCCTGCCAACAACTTTTTCAATATTGGGTTTTTAATTGTTACTTTTAATTTTGCAACGTCTTTTACATAACAATTAGACCAAATTGGTTCGATTGATTGCGAAACCTGTCCTAGAATAAAAGCAGAAGAAGTTGTTGGAGCAATTGCATTCAACGTTACATTTCTTCTACCATATCCCACTAAAGTTTCTGGTTCACCGAACATTTCCGCAAGTTCTGAGGAAGCTTTGTAAGATTTGTCTTTAATCAATTTGAACACTTCCACGTTTAGTTTTGCGGTTTCTCTACTATCGAAAGGTAAACCCTTAGATTGAAGTAGGGAGTGCCAACCCAACACACCTAAACCCAATGCTCTTTGTCGAGTAGCAAAGTTGTAAGCTTTTTCTAAATAGAAGAAAGCACGTTGACCCTCTAATGTTCCGTTGTTTCGTAAATCGTCAATTTTACTAATAAACTCAGTAACAACTGCGTCCAAGAAATAAACCATCATTTCCACCGCATCAGTATCTTTCCACTCGTCGTAATGAAGCACATTCATAGATGAAAGCACACAAACAAACGACTCTTCTTCTGAATTGTGAAGAGCAATCTCAGAACACAAATTTGAATTGGAAATTTTCATGTCTTTATCTTTGTACACCTCAGGAGCTTTGTTATTCATAGTATCTGAGAACATAATATACGGATAACCAATTTCCCCTCTTCTTTGAATTACTTTAGCCCAAATAGCTCTCTTTGCTTTATCCCCAGCAATCATTTCTTCCATGAATTTATCCGAAACTGTAACAGCGTGAGTCAAATCTTGAATGGGAAACCCTTCAGTCCCTATTTCCAAAAATTCCATAATGTCCGGATGTTCTACGGGAAGATATGGCGAAAATCTTCCTCTACGAGTAGAACCTTGTGAAATGTTATCCACTACACTTTGGAATAGATTCATGAAGTGTACCGCACCAGGAGCGTGCCCGTTATCTGTAATTTCAGCACCTCTACCACGAATGTTTCCAAAGTAACCAGAAGTACCACCACCCATTTTACTCATTTCACCAACTTCAGCTTGAGTGTAAAGAATAGATTCGATGTTGTCACCAACATTAGAACCGAAGCAACTTACGGGTAAACCCCGCTTTTTACCGAAGTTAGCCCATACGGGGGAAGATAGAGAATACCATCCTTTACCCATATAATCGTAAAATTTCTCTGCAAACCCTTCAATGCCCAATAGTTTTTCTGCGTGCTCAGCAATTGTTTTGATACGTTCTAGAGGTTCTTCCCCTTCACTTAAGTATCCTCTGCGGAGGAATGTAATTGACTCGTCGTTAATCCAGTCAAAAGGTTTTCTGTTTTCCATATTATTGTTATAGTGTTAAATTAAAATAGGTCGTTGAGGGTAATTGATTTAGATTTTTTGCTGTAATTGATACTTCTCTTGTTAAAGAAATCTGTGTGTTTTGTTGTGAGAATTTCATCATCAAACCACTCGGTAGTTTCCAAAAGTTTAGTATCAACTTCAAATACGTTATCTATACCAATAGCATTTAAAGATAGGTTAAAACGGTGTTTAATAAATTCAATTGTTTGTTCTTTGGTGAGAAAATCTAAATTACCTTTTTCAAAAATCCAATCAACAATTTCAGATTCAGCATTAAATGCATCCTTGGTAGCTTCAATTAAATCTTCAACTAGTTCTGGTGTCCACCAACTTGGATTTTCTTTCTTAATAAGATTAACAAGCTCAAAACCAAATTCAGCATGAATGTTTTCTTCTTTTGAAGTTGCTTCAACAGCGTTACTTGTTCCTTTCAATACGTTTTTGTGTTTGTTGAATGACATGATTACCAAAAACTGGGAAAACAATGATACATTTTCGACGAACATGGAAAACAATACAACCGATTCAAAGTAATCCTGATTATCGATAGCCTTTGTATTAGAAATTGTTTTTTCTAAATACTTGATTCGACGACGAATTGCTGGTACTTCAAGTAGATTTTCAAATTCACTATTTAAACCAAGTAACTGAATTAGGTGCGAATATGCGTCAGCATGACGAACTTCAGACTCAGCAAAAGTTGCACCAACGCTACCAATTTCTGGTTTAGGGAGTTTTTTGTAGATGTCACCCCAAAATGTTTTTACGGCAATCTCGATTTGTGAAATAGCCAGCATTGCTCTCTTTACTGCAGTTTGTTCTTTTTCATTCAAATGAACTTTAAAATCTTGAATGTCAGAGGTGAAATTAAACTCTGTATGAACCCAATAAGAATGTCGAATAGCATCCACATATTCAATTAAATTTGGGTATTCGTAAGGTTT